GTTTTCAGGTTCTTTCTCTCCAGGATTTTCAGGTCCTTCCGGCCCTGGAGGCCGTTGTTCCGGGACCAGAGGGTCATTGTTATTTCCCTCATTTTTCCATTGGGCTCGATTAGGGTGAAGGCCAGCGTCTTATAAGCGCGGCCTTTTTCCTGGCCGTGCCTTGTGAAATGGTAGGCATTCCCTTCATCCAGGACCCTAATTTTTACGACCTCGAATAAATCCATCAGGCCGTTGCCCTTGGGCCCGTTGGCCCAGCCCGTGGTCTTGATAAGACCGTCGTCGATCAAGGCGTCAAAAAGATTTAAAGGTAACATTTAAAAAACCTCCTCCGTGAATTTTGCCGGGGGCTTTGGACCCAGCTGCCGCATTACGGGATTCGCCCGTGGGCCCTTTCGGGCCCGTGTCCGCCCGGCGTGATGTCCGGGTTGCGGGGCGAATCCGCGCCATCTGCTATTCCCAAATGACCCGGCCCAGTCCGGTCCGGCCCTTGACCAGCCCTGCATCTCTGTAAGCCTGTTCCCGGTCTTTCCGGGCTCTGGCCGCTTTTAGTATCCGGCTCCGGGCTTTACAAGCCGGGCATCCTGAGTCGCTGTTTCGGTGCGCGGTCAGGACGCGATGCCATTCTTCGGCGTTTCCGCCTTCGCTTGGCGGAATGAGCCCGGGGCCGTTTTGGTTGGCGGCCGTTCCCTGGATGTGTTCGATCCATTCTTGTTTTGTCATCGGGTTTCTCCTTTCTTCGGTCCGCTCAGCGGATCCGGTGGACGACGATATTTTCGTCATCGCTGTCTGAGTCTCCAGGAATAAAAAACCTTTTTGTTTCGGCGATCTCCATTCCCTGAATCTCCGGGGCGACCCGCTTAGTGATCGTCCTGTTTCCAGCCCGGGGGCCGATCGTCCTGATTTCCTGGCAAAAAACGCGGCCCAAGACTTCCTCAATTTCGGCGTCTGAATATTCGTGGGCTTCGTGTCTGCAGATCGCCGGGGCTCCGTGGAAAAAATGAACAATAAAAGATTTGGAATACATCGAAAAACCTCCGTGTAAAAAATTCGGTCAGGCGCTTGTCCTGGCCGTGGTCTGAAGGTCCGGGCTATCGTCCGGGCCCTTAGATCAAAGGACCGTCTATGCGGTCCCTCGAGGTTTTTTCTTTTCTGCTTCGTTTCGCCGTCTTTGTTCACCCGGATCCGGGCTTGTGTGTCCTGGGGTCAGGTCCGCGGCCCGCCTTTCGGCGAGCGGGCTTTCCCTCCCTAGGTTCTCCCAGGTCCGGTCACCATCGACCGGCTATTCCGTTTTCTTTTTCAAAGAACAATCCCGACCGCCCGGGCCGGGGAGAATTCAAAGGCGTCAGCGGAGCGGCTTTCAAATGCCGTTGCCTGTTTCTGGCTGCCCTCGTTTTCTTTTCTCATCTTATTTCTCAACACAATCATATATATATTAGTGTTGAAAGTCAAGCGAAAAGTGCAGAATTATTTGCTGATTATTTTTTGGGGGAGGCCCGGGAATGGCCTATTTGGCACAAAGGTTGCTAAGTGGTCGGGCCTTTTTGCCTGGCTCTCTGGCCGGCCCTTGTCTCCACCGGCCCGTCCTGCGCGATCCTGGAGCGATATTTTTTGGCCTATATGGGGAAAATGGCTATTTTCTCACCCTGGGGGGGATATCCTGGTAGGGGGGATGGTGGCGATCGCCTGTCCTGGGCTTCGCCTGGCCTTGCCTTGGGCCTAAAAATAGGCTAGTCTCTGCCGAATAGGCAGGCTATGAATCGCCGGATCTGCCATTTGGAAATCGGACGGCCCGCGATGTATTTGTCAAAGCAGCTTTTTGACTCCGGCGGCGGTGGGGACGTGTGGATATCGCAGAGGCCCGGGTCCTGGCTCCCAACCGGGACCTGGATCGTTTTGGTTCGCAGACAATAGGGCGTTGGCCGTCGCAGGCTGTCTATGCAGACGATCCTTGTTTCGGTTGGCGGCGGTGGTTCGTAGTGGTATTTTTCCTCCGGTTCCACGGCGTAAAGCGCTTTAAAAATAGCGGCCAGAATCTTTTGCTGGCAGGCCGGATCTCCGCCCTTTGGCAAATGCTCAAATATAAATTGGTTTTTGTAGGTCAGGGCCCGCTTTATCATCTCCGCCCATCGGGGGCCGCTCGGGCGGCGGTGTCCCGTCTCCGTCTCAAAATCACAGGGGCTGTCGCCGTCCCAGACGCCATCGTCTGAAAGCCAGATCCGTATTCCGTTATCGTGCAGCCTGGCCCACCAGGTCAGGGCCTGGTCTAGCGGGTTGGGGGCCTGTGGATAGCCCTTCCCCCCGCAGCCGTGGACCTCCCTCCAAACGGCTAATTTGGCCGCTTCGCCCAGATCATCTCCGGTATCCTTTTTTACCAGGTCCTGGACCCCCCCTGTGTGCGTGTATTCCTTCGTGGCCGGATCATAGCTCGCATCGTCCATCGTCGCCCCGTAGGTGCTGTCCTCCGGCTCTATTTTCCCCGCCTTCAGAAAGGGAAAAATTACGGCATTCGCTAGAGCCCTGAATCCGGGGTTATTCATTTCGTTCCCCCAGGCCCATTTGGCCCCTAGCGGGCCTAGCTCCGCCAGGCTCTTTTCTATGAAGGCTTTGAAAAACGGGTAGGATCCGGTCAAGACCGTATAGGGTTTCCCGTCCTCATCATATTTCGTCTCCTCCGCCCCGTCGTATATGCTGGTGACGCCGTTTATGTTAGTCACCCAGGGGCTATATTTTCTATAGCTGCCGTGGAATTGGCAGTTATCGGCCAGGGCCCACCAGGTGGTTAGCCCGTATTTTTTGGCTATGATCAAAATCTGCTTTACGATCGGCCAATAGTAGGCGTTGAATTTAGAAAGGTCGAATTTGTCCCCCTTCAGTTGGTAGGGTGAAAATTGGCTTTTTATCCCTTCGGGCCTGGGCCCCCAGACGCCGTAGGGGATTAGGCGCTGGTATTCCGCCCCCCCGTTTCCTGCCGCGCAGAGGCGCTGGTTTGTCCGGATCTCGTTTACATTAAAGGCCCCTTCTACATAGTCTAAAAATTGGCCTATGTCGAGGCTAGCTAGCTCGCTATAGCAGATCCTATATTTTCCCATCTCCTCCTCCTTCTAAAATTTGTCCCTTAAGATTTTTCTTAGAATCGCGATTCTGGCTCCTTCAGCCTGCCATTTTAGTCCTGGATCCAGGATCCCGGCGGCGGTGGTTAGGTCTATAAAAGCTGTATAAAAATTATCTAGCCAGGCGACCTGGTTTTCTGTTTTGAAAAAAGCTGTTTTATTATCCTCAAATAGTTTATTAATTATGATCTTTTTAGCCTCCCGATAGTTTTTATTTATTCGTTGATGTGTCGTCTGGCTTATTTTTGCGGCCTCTTGTGAGGAGAGGCCAGCGAGCCCGCATAGAAGGAAGGCTTGAGATTGCGGCGGGGTAAGCTCGTTGGCCCCGTTTATTATTTCCGTTAAAAAGGCTTGGACATCCTGGCGGCTAGGCTCTGCGGCCATCCGAATATAGTCGGCCCGCAGTAGTTCCTTGTCCTTGTATTTCCGGCGTAGAAAATCGGCTATTTTATTTTCCGCTATTTTAAAAGCGATGGTTTTTATGTCTGCCTCTCCCCGACTTTTATTTTCTTTATCAAATTCCAAGACGGCTAGAATTATATCCCCGACCAGGTCCTCCCTGTCTTCCGCCGTTATGGTCAGGCGGTTGTGTATGCGACCTGGGAGGACCCGCCGGATTTCTTCAAGGACCTGGCCGTCAATTGTAGGAAACCGATCTGGCCTTGATCGTCAGCGTGTGAATTTTTACCAGGGCTTGGTCGTCCGGGACCGTGACGTTCATTTGGGCCCCGGCTGGCGTTAACCCCAGCGTGAATGTTGCCGATGGTAAAAATTGGGCCGTCATCCCGGTCCCCAGGCCTGAAGCGGTGAGGGTTATAACTCCAGCGAAATTATTGACCCCCGTGCAGACGATGTTGTAGGCCACGACTCGGTTCGGGTAGCTGATAATATTTGCCGGCGTGACGGCCAGGTTAAAAGTCGGGCTCGCCCTAATGTCTAGGGTGACCGTCGCCGTCTTTTCGATCGGCGGTGGTTCCTGGCCTCCCAAGAAAAAGGCCGCGGCTCCGATCAAGCAAATTGCGAAAAAGGACAAAACCGCGATCATCCAATTTTTCATCTTTTCCTCCTATGAAATTTTATCGCATTTTCTAGGCTATAGGTCAAGCGCATTTTGCGCGTTATATTTTTCAGCATATTTTTTAAGCCGCGAGGGCCAATTCCAAGACCCACCATCCTCCGCTGTAAATGGCCAGGTATAGGCTCCCTCCGCTGCTTGTGTCCTGGACCAGGCCTATAAATCCATCGCCCGGCGTCGCCCCAAATATGGCGTTTAATTCGGCGGCGGTCGGCGGGTCGGTGACGTCGCTGGCGTCGACGTCCAGAATCAAATTATTAAAAATCGGCGTTGCGTCAAAACTCCGGGCGGCCTGTAGGATCTCATCCCATCCGATCGAATCGTCCCCGTAATGGTAGAGCTTGTTGTCGTCGGCGTCTGAAAACAGCATCCCCGGCTGCGGGTTAGTTGGTGCTGTTGGTCCCCGCCAATGGTTCTTTATCCGATTATTCTGTTGGTAGCTTTCAAGGCTTCCAAGGATAAAATCGTCGCCATCTATTAATGCCATTTTCAGCCTCCTATATTTTCGTCAATTTTTATTTTCCCGGGCTCGCCGTCCGCGAAGGCTCCGGTTGCCTCATCGCATAAATAGGCATAGAGCCTCTCTGGTTCCCCGGCTGCCGTCCAATTCGGGCTTAAAACGTTTTCGTCCCCGAGGACCATATATTGGCGCAGAGCCCAATCTAGATCAATCGCGCTTATGGTTATTTGGCCTCCTATAAGATCGTATGTTAGGGCTTCTATATAATAGCGATGTCCCTCCTCTCCCAGGCCATTCGGGTGAAGACCGAATGGGTCTTGAAAGGCGAAATTCTGGAGGATCTCCAGGTTGTCAAAATGCTGCATAGAAACTGTCAGGGTTAGGCGCTGGTTTCCAAATCCTAGCTTTAAAATTTCTTCGCTAGCCCGCTGATCGACCAGAAGTTCGCTGGTTGTCCAGGGGAAATCCCAGGCTGTTCCCGGCATCATTTCCGTCTCGAAGGCGTCGATGCTGGCCTGCCAGATTTTTAGTTTTGATTTATAAAAGGCGTTTGCCGTCGGGTAGTATTCCCATTGTATCGGGGCATAGTTCACGGCAAGGTCAAATCCGAGGGGTTTCTCCGGCTCCTCGAGGGCGTCTATTTGATCAAATAGGGTTAGGCTATATCCGACGTCCGTTGGGTCTTTTCTGCCGATCGTTATTTGGCCCTCTAGGTTTTCCCATATTTTGGCCCCGTAAGTCCAAAGAAGCTCCTGGAGGGGCCCTTCGGCGTCCTTCTGGTCCTGCAGGATCAAATAACCGTCCTGGGCGACTCCCATATCGGCGTAAACCGTCGCCAGGTCCTCGAAAGCCGGGATGTCGACGTCGGGCTCCGGGACTTCGGCTAAAAAAGTCAAAAGAAATAAAATTATATAGGCCGGGTTTCTCACAAATTCTCCGCCCGTTTCCTGGTCATCCCAATCGGCGTAAGTATAGCCGTCTGCGTTAAAGGTTATTTTGTTTTCTCCCTGGTCATTATCAAATTCAATATAGGTCCGGCCCCCGTCTTTGTAGTTTATAATATAATCCGCCGGATCCACCAGCTGGCCGTCGCTGTAGACCTGGTTTATGGCTTTTAAACTCCCCCTGGCCGCCAGATATTCAAAGTTGACCGTGTCGACATATATGGCCTCGATGGCTCCCGGGGCTGGTTCTTCCGTTAGGCTAGCCCGCCCCAAGACCTCGGGCATTTCCTTCCCGATAGAATTCGGGTGAAGGTTAGGGTATTCCTCGACGGTGCATTTGTATTTTGGAATTTTTACTTTTAAATATTTCTCTAAAACGTCTCGGAGCCGGACCCTCCAGGTGCTATGCGGCTTCGCGTAGTCTGAAACGATTCCGCGGAAGATCCGAGTTTTAAAAACTTCCGGCTCATCCCCGTATGCATAAAATATCTCGACGGGCTGGTTTTTCGCCCAATAGGCAGCCAAAAGTTTACTGAATTCCTGGCTGGTATTATCTAGTTCGACTTGTATGTCTGGAAAAATCGGGAGCCCGCGATCGTCGCTTGTTCCGCGGGTGAAGGCTGAAATGCCCAGGATCATCCCTTCGTAAAACGTCAAATCCGCCCGGACATCTATCGGGGCATAATAGCGAAATATATACTCATCACCTTTTTTGAATTGCCATTTCGTAAGGACTATCGGATTAGTTGGCGGATGAATTTCATCGGTAATCCAGAGATACAATCTGCTTCCCGCCGTCATCCGCCCGGTTGCGTCCGTCCTCCAATCTCCCGCGTATCCTTCGGCGGTCGGGCTCCCGACGAGGGGCATTACTTTGCTTAGCCGGAATTGATAAACTCCTGTCGGGAGCGCCGGAAAGGCGGCAATCGTTATCTCGCCGTTCGAGTCAACCGAGAAGTCCGCCGCTGGAGTCCGTTGAAGTGTTTCCACGACCGTCCCGTCCGGTTTCTCGATATAGATATTATCGACCTTGTCATTCCAGTCGTGCCAATTCAGCACCCCGCAGCCGTCGTTTATTTCGTCGTTGTCGTTCCAGAGTCCGAGGCCGTAGAGTTTCAACTCAAACCCGCCCGCCGTCGGCCCCGTGTATCTGGAGAGCGAATTGACGCAGGGATTCTGGAAATAAATCGTCGCACTCTTGGCCTCAAACTCTACGCCGAATCCTTCGCCAACTCCCCACAGGGCTGTAGACGGCGTATGTCCAGTCGCCAATATGTGCATCCCTCGATCCAAAATATAGGTGCTCTGAAGAAAAGAGATCGAGCTGTCAATAATCGCACACCACGCCTCGTGATAAAGATATTCCTCGACCGGGAGGTCAGCGACATTTATATAGACAAAATTAGCGCCGGATTGCCCGTGAAAATTATGCGGATAGTCATCCCACTCATTCACGCCATCGTAATAGCGGCCTGATGCTGAATTCTCATCCCAAGCCTTGTCATAAATCGAACCACGATAGGGCAAAAACCGCGTGACTCCGGCGGTGTTGAGATAGGGAGCCTCAAAGCGGAAAAGCGTCTTGACCTTCAGGCACTTATCCGCGCCGGGAAGCGATTCCCATCCGTCGGCCACGTAGCCTTTGTAATGGCAGACCTCAAGTTCGCTCAGTTGATACCAAAGTCTCGTAAGTTGATAGAGTCGGCTCAAGCCGTTGTTTGTTATCGAATAATCCTCTGGCAGATTGTAGGCGTTCCCGGCGTCCTCGGCGTGGACGTTGAGCAGGTGGAAACGGTGAAAGACCTTGTTCGGGATCGCCATCTATAAATCTTCCTCATAATAGAATGACCCCACATTCCAGTATCTTTGTCCCGCGCCTATCATACATCCGGTGAATTGCATCCCAAGGTCAACTGAATCGCCGGGAATGTTGGCGTTCGAGTTTCCGCTTGTCGTCCCCCCTCCAAGCGGAGTTACGTCCCAATAGGCGTTTCCTCCGCTCGGGAGATAGATCTTGAAATCATAAACCGTATTAGCGGCGACGGCGACACCGGTGTCGGTGGCGGTTTGGGCGACGGTGTCTTTCATCACAAAATACCAATTCGCAGTCCCCGCTGTCGAGCTGTATCTAAATCCGATTCTGTTACCGGCGCCCGTGGGGTCATCTGACCATACGAGATAAAGGCTATCGGTAATCGTCAAAAATAATCGAAAGTTTGTTAAATCAGCATCGGTCTTCATCCGGAACCATATCGTCGGAGAATAGATTCGCCGGAAACCCGTGTATATTCCTCGATAGCCGCCCGGTGCAGAGGACGTGCAACTCAGTTTTGTCCAAGCCCCATCATCTTGAGGATTGCTTGTTACGCTTCCGACCACCGTCGCCCCCATCCCAAATAATGAAACGGCCGTGCCGCCGTGGGCAACGAGCCCTCCCCAGCGGCGCGAGCCAACGCCTTGATAAAAGAGCGGGGCCGTTCCGCCTCCCACATTTGCCCAAGCACCAACTCCATTCAGAAACTTCGCCGCATCGTTAGGCAGTTTCTTGAGAAGCCCGTGCTCGGCGATGGTAGCATTGAGGTCAGTATTGTCGTCCGGGGTCGCAAGATCGTCTAACTTTATTTCATCAGCACCGCCCTCTTCGTGTGTCGCGTGATGGGCTGCCGCCGCAGGAGCCGCCCAAGCCCCTTGACCATTCAGAAAATTGGCCGGATCGTTATCGAGTTTCGGCAGTAGTCCGTGTTCGGTTATGGTAGCATTGAGGTCGGTGTTGTTATCCGGCGTCCCGAGGTCGTCGAGTTTTATGTTGGCCGGGGCGACATCGATATCCACCTCTTTATTCGGGACGTCGTTCGTCACGGAGATCTTCGTGGATCCCGCGTTAATATTTTTGAATTGCAGATCCACGCCGACCTTGGAGTTGTAAAGCCCCACTCCGCCGACGCCCTGATTTGAAGCCGTGTTTGCCTCGCCGCCTCCTCCTCCGGCTCCCCGCAAGTCAATTATTAATTTATTGAGGAGGGCGATATCCTTTTTTAGTTTTCGGACTTCATCGGCTAGGTTCAAAGTAGGTGAATTCCTTTTGTTAAAGTCTGCAGCTGGAATGTCCAGCTTGTTAACTCACAATCTAGCCCGCGGACTATTTGGCTCATAAATTCTTCCGTATTTTCTAGGGCTACGTAGTAGACGAAGGGCTGCCGGTGGTCCGGTATTATCACAAATCGGCTGCCATTGTCGTGGATCGTCTCTATCATCAGCCGGACCGCGTCGACCGTGGCCGGGTCGTTTAAATTCCAGACTTCCAGCTCGATGGTTATGGCCCTAGAATAGGCTAGGTTCCAATGTTGGCCGTAGGGTGTTTTATTTTGGGCTCCGAAAAGTCGAGGCCCCTCTGCCCGTCCCGGCTGAAGGCGGGCCGTTGTCAGGGCTGTATATTGGCCCAGGAATAGCTCCCCGATCTCGGCGTATCCATCGGGGTTTATCGTATCTATAACTTCTAGCCTCCAGGCCAGCCGGGTCTGGTTCAGGAATGAATATAGGTCATTCCAATTTATGACCAGGCGTCCGCTTAAATCCAGGCTGAAATCCGGGGCGGCCCAATTCGCGCCGGCGCAGGTCCCGTCGTCGACTTTCAATAATAGCTCGTCTGCCGATTCTGCCAGGGCTGTCAAATTGTGGTTAAAAATGGCGGCCAGGGTGACCGTCTTTGGATCGTTAAATTCTACACAGACCCATTCGGGGGTCCCGGCGACCCCGACCCCGGTAAATCGGAAAGGCTTTGAGGGCCTGCCGTTGTATAGGTTTTCTAGGACATAGAGCGTGTCTTCGCTCGAGGCTGTTAGGGCGGCGTCCGATCCGGCCAGATAATTCTCGGTGGAATAATATATCATTTTAAATTCCTAGGGCCCGCTGGACTAGGCCCTTTAATTCGTTGGATCCGAGGGCAGCCAAAATCTCGGGAATTAGCCGTTGCCGAGTATATTCCCGGTCGGTTATTAAAGTTCCGTCAATATGGATCGCGTTTTGGATGACTATGCTCCGGCCCGCCCCTGCGGTTGCCGCCGCCAGGCGTAAACCGCCCCCTCCGCTCGGGATTACAAACTCCGGGGCGCTGGGGGTCCCGTGGGTCATAACCAGGCCCGGCCTGGTCAAAACCGCCCCGTGCTGGCCGCTTGGGATAGCTCCGATGGCCTTAATGATGCCGTCCAGCTTTTTGCCGATATCTGTTTTGGCGCTATTTATGGCCCCTATTATCCCTCCCCCCTTATCATTAACGGCGTTAGTAATCCAGCCCAGCCATTCCCCTATATGGCCGGTGATAAATTCATAGCTTGCTCCTCCAAATCCGCTCCCGGCGCTAAAAAACCAGTTGCGTATTTCGGCCAGGAAATTCCGGGCATCCTTTGTATCGTTTATTTGCTGTTCTTGCTGATGCCCAGATGGTCCGCCGGAAATGATACCAGCCAGGACCGTGCCCAGGAACGAACCGACTGCCGATCCAAGCGCGGTCCAAAGCCCGGAAATCGCCGCCGATGCCCCCTTCGTAATATCTGCGGCTGCCCCGACTGCGGTTTTTGCGGATTCCGCCATCGTATCCGTAGCCGCTTTCCCGATCGAGGAAAAGAAGTTCTTAAACCAGCCCATAACTTCGTCCGTTAACATCTCTCCGATCATACGAAAGAAGGCGGTCTTTATCGAGCCGAAAATGTCCTCAAAAAATTGCTTGAAATTTATCCCGTGTTCCCAAAAGATTCCCTTGGCGAAATCCATACCGGAGGCAATATCGGCAATGAAACTCTCCATAGTCGAGCCCATACCGGAAGCTATATCATTATAAAGGCCGTCAAAATATCCCTTTGTGTCCTGAGTTGTCTGTTTTGCATCGTCCGCTATTCGGCCAAAATCCAACTCGGGCAACATTATCCCGGTTGAGAAAAAAACCTGGAGGCGGTTGGTTTCATAGGCCAGGCGCAGGGTTTCATCCGTTGCTAGGCCCAATTCCCGTGCTAGGTCTTTTAGTTTTTCCTCCTCTGTCGTCATCGCATAAACTAAATCGTCGACCTGATCCGGGGCGTCTTTCCAAATATCGCCCAAGTCTCGAGCCTTCGGGAGGGCCGTGTCTATCTTTTCGCCAAGGTCAAATAGCTCCGTGGAAATCGCCTTGATTCCCTTCCCGTAATCCTCGGCGGTTATTTTCCCGGTTTTGAACATATCTTCGAGCTTTTTTTCATAGCCCAAAAGCTCGCCGATCCGGTCCTGCTTTTCCTTTAGGGTTTTTATGCCCCATTCCTGGAGGGCTTCGCCCCATTTTTTGGCTGCTTCCTCAGCTGCCTGCAGTTGTTTGGCGAGCCTTTCCTCGGCGCTTCCGGTTTCATCGGCCTGGTCGGCAGCTTCCTTTTGTTTTCCTTTTATGTCATCCCAGGCTTTTTTTATATCGGCATAAGCTGGATCGGTTGAAATCATCTCCAGCATTTTTGTATAATCGCGGCCCGCCTTGTTGAAAAGGTCCCGCCATTCTTCGTGGGTGACAATCTGCTCCTTTATTAGGGTATTTCGCAGGCGTAGAGCCTCGGCCACGGGGCCGCTGCTTTTCACAATGGCCTGCATCTCCGCGTCCTGCTTTGCCTTGTATTTATTAATTAACTTGTCTAGGGCATAGCCCACGGCTAGGGCTCCGGCGACTACAATGGCGAACGGTCCGCTTAGGGTCGCCAGGGCTATTTTTAAATCCTTTAGTCCTCCTATGATTTTAGGGATCATAAAAACTAGCGGGCCCAAGGCTAGCATTAGGCCGCCTATCCCCAGGGCGGCTTTCGCTATTTTGTCTATTAGCTCCGGATGGGCCTGGACCCATTCTCTCATTTTTTCTACGATCGGCTTTATGACCGCGACCATATCTTTTAAAATCGGCAAAAATGCGGCCCCTATAACCTCCTTTAGCTCGCCGAATTGAATCCCCAGGGATTTCATCTGGCCTTCATAGCTCTGCGCGTAAGCGCGGGCGCTCCCCCCAAATTCTTTAGCTAATTCCGCCATAATTAGCCGCTGGGCTTCGGCGGCGTGGCCGGTATCGACCAGGGCTTTTATGACCTTGACTTGGTCAGTTGAAAAATTGACCCCGACCCGGCGAAGGGCCGTAACCCCGCGCTCTGGATCCTGTAGGGCTTTCCCCAGCTGAATGGCGCTTGATTTTAGATCCTGGCCGAGGGCCTGTGACATATCGAGGACGGTTTCGATTGCCGCGGGGAATATATCCTTTCCGATTTTTGTAAAAGTTAACAGTATGTTCTCGGCCCCGATTATGGCTTCATCGTCATTCGCCGTGATGGCCATCAGGGCATCGGCATAGCCGAGCAATTCGCCCTTGGTTATTCCGGCAGCGCTGCCCGTCGACTTTAAAACCGCATCCATCTGGCGGCTTACTTTGTCGAATTCCGCGGCCTTTTTAACGCAGGCGAATATCGAGGCAGCTATGGCCCCGCCGATCCCGATCATTATCGTCCCGGCCTTTCTAAAACTTTCGGCGGTGGCCTTACTCATCCCGCTCATTTTGTCGAGGTCTTTATTGATCGAGGAAGCCGCGCTTGTCCAGCCGGTTTTATCCATCACCAGCTTGGCGACAATCGCCCCGGTCATCCAGGTTCCGGCTGCCATTAATTTTTCTCCATCTCGGCTTTAATAAATTTTATATGCCATTCCAGGCGCAAAAGCTCCCTCTCATATCCAGCATCCGTCGCCACTCCGGCCCTGGCCGCCTGAATGGCGAGCATCTGTTTCTCCAGCAGCGTCACCATAGCCTGACTCTCCCAATCGCGGAGGTCCCGCAGGTCTAGGTTGTCGAGGGCCCTGAAATTAAAGAGCCCGGGAAAGGCCCTTGCTATGACGGCAAATGTTCGGCCCCAGGCCCTGGCTCTTTTTTTTCTTCCGTCTGGCCCTCATTCTTGACGATCGTTTCGGTTATATAGCTCAGGACTTCTCGAATGACCCGGTAGTCCATCGCGTCAATAACCTCTTTTGGGGCGTCGATAAAAAGGGCGATCTGATCATAGGCGATCCCGACCGCGCCTGGATCCCCGGCCTCTGCGGCTTTTTGCATCGCCGCGACGTTTTCAAAAACGGCCCGGTTTAACGGCTTAAGTTTGTAGACCAGCCCCTCGATCTCGACCTCCAGCTGCGGATAAAGCGAAGGCGAGATTACCTTTCGGGGGTTCATCGTCAGACCCCGATCTGGTATATTTCGCCGACGTGCCCGCTTTCCTGCGAAACAAAAACCTTGAAGTTGACCAGGAAAACGCGCTGTTCGTCTCGCGCATATCCCAGGTCGATCGCGGGCAGCGGATAGGTGTGGAAAACCTCAATCCACTCCGCAGGGTCAAGGCTGGCGATGTTGTCGCAGAGCGGCTTGATCAGCATCGCCCGGCTGTCCTCGTACATCTGGCATCCGACGAAAGCCGTCACTTTGAGGACCGTGCTTTGAAGGGTCCCGTGAAGGACCAGCTCCAGCTGTTCGAGGGTGGACCTGGTCATCGGAATCGAAACCTCGACCAGGCGTCCTGTGGCGACGGCGTCGACCGCGTTCTCGCCGAATCCTTCCTCCTGGATGTCCTTCGAGGACATTGTGTCCTTCAGCGCGATCCGTCCCAGGTGAGGGGTGAGAATCAGGGCATCGCTTTCGCCATAGCCGTAGATGACTTCGGCAGCGCCCATATCTCCCATCGGTAGTCTAGGCATTTTAACCTCCTAAAATTTCCGGCTTTTTATGGCGTCGCCGGTTCGCCTTCAATCCTAAAAATATAGTTTGTAGAAAACTCAAAAAGCCCGCGGGCATTCGGTGCGGCGATCGGCGCGGGGTCCGCGATTGCGTCGATCGTCATCGCGTAATAAGCCCGGGGGCTTTCCTCTGCGGGTAAATGCCAGCCGCTGGCTCCGTGGAGAATTTCATAGATCTCCCGGGCATCCTCAGCGGCCCCAAAATAAGTGTCGCTCCGGTTCCAGACCTGAATTGCTTTGTCGACCCGGTCCGGCAAATATCCCTCGACGGCTCCCGGTGTTCGCTCGAGGATGACCATCACCCGGGGCCCGATTTCCGCGTCGTTCATATCTTTTATCGGCAGATATCCGGCGAAAAAGTCGACCCCCAAAGTCCAAACCAGGCCGCTATGCCCCAAAATAAAACGGGCGATGTCCTGAATGATCATTCCTCGCCTCGCATTGACTTGACCGCTATATCTATATATTTGCTTCCGAACATCGTCAATTTGGATTCCAGGTATTTCGGCCCGGATCCGGGCTCTGTCCAATGGGCCATCACCATCGGAAGGTCTGCCATTTCGTGTAGATAGCTTGCGTAGACTTCGTTGAATCCGCAAACTAGCTCCCAAACGTCCGGGCTGGTATAGCTGGCTTCAATCTCCCAGGAGCCTTTCAGCGTCCCCTCTTTTTTGGGCGTCTTTGGCTCGACGTTGTTGGCGTCCCGGAGAAGCTCCGCGGCGGCGTTAAAAAGCCCGCGCTTGAAATCCTCCGGGGCCTTGCCCACCAGCTGGTCAAAAGCCAACTTGAAATCTCCTGTAAAAAGTTTAAAGTCTGCCACCCAGGATAACCTCTATAAATTGCCAGGTGAAGTCCTTTGGTTTTTGAATCAATAAAATCGCCCAGCGAATGCCGTCTATCTTTATTATGGCCCCGTGGTCCAGGGTCCGGTGCTGTATCATTATGGTCCGCTCGGAGACAACGTCCTCCCCCGCGGCGGTCAGGAGCCTCCGGGTCTTATATACGATCCGGGCCGGGACACTTTCGATCGTTTCATAAAGCGGGTTCTGCCATTCGTCGCGGGTTGTCGTTATGATCTCTACGGTGTCGGTTAAATAGGCATTGATCATTGCCGGGCCTCCATCGCCTCTCGGCTTGTCGCAAGGAGGCTATGGCCGCAATTTGGATGAAGAGGCGGCTCATCGTCCGCGCCCAATTGCGGAAATTCGACATCCTGGCCGCTGAGGCTGAAAACCTGGCCCTCTAGCTCGGCGCATTCCGGGCAGGGGTTGGCGTGGATCGACCACTCGACCAGGTCGCATCCGTATTCGGAACAGGTTTCTTTGGCAGCCTCTGTTTGAGCTTTGCGGATCTCCGTCCGGGCGACCATCTCCGCGTAGCTTTCAATATTGTAATTCCGCCCGTTTATAATTACAAAGTCGCCGTCCTCGATCTGCAGCCGCAGGGCGTGTTCTAGAAGGTTTGAAAGGCGGACCCTGGTCCAGCCCTCCTTTACGGCTAGGGCCGCGATCGAGGCTGTCTCCTCTAAAAATGCGGCGTGTTCTTCGTCGTCGAATTCCTGGATTTTAGCCAGCTGGCTGGACGCATATCGCAGGGCCCCATAGTAGTTATCCGCCGTTCGCTTCATCGAGGCGTTAGCTTTCTCAAGATAGCCATAGGCCCGGCGAACGGCAGCCAGGAGGGTTGCCTTGATGTGCTTTTTCTTTGGCCTGAATCCGAGGATCTCGGCCTGGGCCCTAGTTTCGGCCCGCTGGCTTCTATATGCCTTGTCAATGGCCTCTCTGGCCCACGAGGCGGCCCGGCTGTTCAATTTCTGGATCATCCCGTCTATTCGCTTTCGGCTTTTGTAGATCTCTGCTTCCTTATAAGCCGAAACTCCGGTTTTTGTCAATTCTTTGAAAAGGATATTTTGTGCCGCCGCGTAAAGCCGAGGCAAGTCCGCTTCCTGTTCCTTTAGGCTTTTAGGCAGCCGGTCTGTGTCGGCCATTTAAAAATCGTGGACCTTTTCCTTGGCGCTCCTGTTCTCATCCCGCTCTATATTGGCCGCGAAAATGTGATGTGTGTCCTTGAATTCCGCCAGCAAAGAATCTACAAATGGCGGGACCGGCAGCTTGGCCAGCCAATCGGCGTAGTAATCCTCCTGGACGATCCCGGCTTTTATGACCCCTTGGGCCTGGAGGCCCTTGCGGCGGTCCTCATCGGCTAGGTGGATGCAGAGATAATAGGCCATCTCGCATTGCGCTTTTCTCAAAACGACCCGTTGGGCCGCGCTGGCCGTGGCGTAGCCGTCGGGAAGGAGCGGGTAGGCCGAATCATAGTATATCCGGTTGAATGCATTAAGCAGGGCCTTCTCTACTTTGATGCCGGCGCTGTCGACGGCCCGGACCGCATCCCAGGCGGCTGTCTCGAGACGCTCGTCCTCGAAATAATCCTCCGCGCTTGATAGGTCTAAAATCCATCCGATAGCCATTTTATGCCTCCCCCCGGACCTCATATAGGGTTCGGGTCTTTCTGACTTCGTGGGCGTAATGAACGAGCTTTTTACCCCTGATCATTTTGTCGATTTCTGCTTCCGTCGCCCGGCCCTTCAAGGGCGGGTTAATCAACTCTACAAATACGGCCTCCCGGGCCCTGGTCTTTAAGTCGGCCAGGGTTTGCTCGAGCCGTTTATATTGCGGGTCAAATTGGTGATGGACGGAAAGATAAAAAATAAAATCAAAGGGCTCGGGCGGTAAAGGTTTGGCCGTGAACGTGACGTCCTGCATTTCGATCCGGTCGTTTATCAGCTTGGCCACAGGAATAACGTTTTTGTTTTGGTCATAGCCTATTACTAGGGCCCCGGCCTTCGAGGCCTGGAAGGCGTGATAGCCGAAATTTGCCCCTATATCAAGGACGGTTTTGTTCTGGAAATTTCCGCAGGCGCTTATGGCTTCCCAAATCAGGCCAGAATTCGCTGCCCGATTCTCCGCGGGTGTCCATTCAAAAGTTTGGAAAAAATGTATCTGTTCCGCCCAGGCTTTGATCTCTTTATCCGTCATCCGGGTTAGGACCTCGATTTTTATTCTCCCCTCTTTTAAACTATTTGGGAAGGGTTTTTTAGAAATTATCTCCAGCCGGTGGTCTGGCATCCGGCTGTCCTCCCAGCGCATTGCCCATCCGTAATAGGCATTTTCTAGCTTTACCAGCCAGAATTTATGATAGCCGGCGTAGTCGGTCCGGGCTGGGGGCAGGGATTTTAGATTTAGGCTCGTTTCTAGGTTAAAGGTCCCGTACATCCGGCAATTGAAAGCCCGGCCCCAATGGGCGGCGTTCAGGTGGGCCTTCCCGGCTCCGGTTATATATCGGGCTTGGGTGTCGATCGTTGGCGTTGTCATTTTGTCGGGAATCCGCAGAAAAGGTTGACGTGCTTCCCGTTCTCCGGGGTTATCAGTTTCTCGAGGTTTAGCGTTTCGATCGGGATGAGGCCGCGGCCCTGGCGGTCTATTAGGAAGACAAAAAATCCCGCATTCTGGATTAGGTCCAGCAGGTCCTGGCCGGCAGCTCCGGTGGCTTTCAGGCCTCGAGGGTAGTATTCGACCACCATTCGAAGCCCGGGGTTTTTCAGAATTTCCCGGGCCCCCTTCAGGACCTCTATTTCGTAGCCCTGGGTGTCAATCTTTAAAAAGGTCGGCCTTCGCTCAGGATTGAAAAAATAGGCATCCAGGGCGTATTGGCGGACCTGGATTTTAGTCCTGTCTTTGACCGGATATATGGTATTGTCTCCCGCGTTGGCGGGGTTCAAATATAGCCAGGCTTCTCCGTTTGTCGCCCCGGCTGCCCCCAGGATCGGGCTTGTATTAAGGCAGCGGTTGCCGTCGATATTGGCTGTGAGGACCCGGTAGTTGGTCGGGCTGGGCTCAAATGCGTAAACCGCCCCCCCTGGGCCGGCCAGCCTGGATATTGTGACGGTGTGGTAGCCGATCATCGCCCCTATGTCGGCGGTTATTTCTCCGGGCCGGATCTCGGCCTGCATCAATTCGGTGACTTCCTTTTCGTAGTAATAGCGGCCTTTTAGGCGTAGGGCGTCGCCGGGGTCTGTCAGGATGTTGAATCCGTAGCGGGTTTTGACCAGGGTCATCCGATCCCCTTCTGCTTCCATACTATCAAATAAAAAAATGGCCCCTTCGTCTGTATCTCAATTTGGCGATCGACCCCGGGCCTTTCGAATAAGGCTCTGAATTGGGCCTCCGTATAGGTCCTCAAATGCCCCGGGTCGTTAATTTTTCGGTTCGGCGTAGTCGCCACAAGGGTCCCCCCGGGTCCGGTTATCCACAGCAATATCTGTGCTAGGCCGCGGTCATCGCCTGCGTGTTCCAGGACTTCGCTGCAGACGACTCCGTCAAACGTGCCCAGCTGCCCTAGATGGGCCGGGTCCGGGATATAGAAAAAGGTTATCCATTCGGGAAAAAACTTAGAGGCGGCGGCTATGGCCGCCCGGCTGAAATCGACTCCGGTCCAATTGCCAGGTCTGAATCGCTGCATTATGGCCGTTGAATGTCCCGAAGCGCAGCCCACGTCTATATAGCGGGCCCCTGGCGTCGCCGGCAGGGCCTCCGCGCAGGTCCGCAGGCGGGTCTGGTGCTTCTCCCACTCCAGATGCGTGTAGACGCGATTTTTAAGCCAATGTTCGGTTATGTATTGCTCGGCGTCCATCGCGGTTTCCTTTCCTGGTAGTAGGTCCTGAAATAGCGGCCATAGAATTCTTCCCGTTCGATCCGGGCCTTCGGGTCGTGGAAAAGGCAGTTTTCGTCGTGGCTTGCTGGCAGGTTCATATATTTTGTCGTTGGGATAACCCACTTGCGGGCCCCCGGGTAGGCCTTCATCTGCCAGAACAGGTCCTCGATCGGGCTTGTGCAGCCCTTCAGGTCAAAGCCCAAAAATGCCCGCGGACTGTAGGTTGTGACGCCAACAAAGTCGACCTCGACCGGGGCCTTTACGGCGGCGGATTTAAAAAATTGCGTGTCCTTATAGTAGCTCGGGCCCAGGAATCTCCGGCCTATGATCCCCAGGATTGCCAGCCCGGTCCCGGCATAGGCCTTCTCGAAATCGGTCAGGATGCCCGGCTGGGGGACCAGGTCGTCGTCGGCCTTTATTACAAACTCGGCCTCTGTCATCATCGCCAGGGCGTGTCGGGATCTCGATCCCGGATCCGGCTTGAATCTGGCCAGCTTTATTTTTAGTTCTTTCTCATTTTTGTATCCTTCGGCGCTGCAGTCGGCCAGCCAAACGTCCGGCGTCTCTTTTAGCCAGGCTTCTATTATCGGCGTTAGGGTCCTGAGCCGCCTATGGGTCACAAGGACAACGGCTGTTTTATGGCTCATTCCTTCACTCCGAAATGGGCTAAAATTAGGCCTATTGCCAGCGGGTCTGTTATCTTTTTCCCGACTGGCCATATTTTCCCGTCGTCGTGGTATGCGGTCAGGGCCTTTCTTTCGGCCTCTGTAAAAACGGGATGGGTTTTCCCGCGCTTCAGAAGGTTCGTGTTCTGGCCGTGCTTTGTCACCAGGACCCGATTAGCCGGTAAAGCCAGGGCGCTCCTGTCTCCAAGGCCATCCCCTCCGTGAGCCCGGAAATGGGCTTTATAGAATTCCGGCCAGCGGGTTTTTATCATTTTTAGCGGCCAGACCCGGCTTACAAATGGGCTCGAAGCTCGCCGGTGTTCAAAAATTATCCCGTTTATCATATCCCAGCAGAGGTTGTGTTTGAAGGCAAAGCTGGGCCGGCGCTGGTTTTCCCCTATGGCTTGCCGGATCGTCTTTAAGGCGTCAAACCTGAATAGGTCATCCGAATCGATCCTGGTTATTATCACGGAAGGTCCTTCTAAAAGGCTATAGAAAAACCGCCCGAAATCATAAACGCAAGCCACATCCATAGGCCAGGCTAGGTTTTCGGTTATGGCCCTGTTCCGCTGGCCGCAATGGACCAGAATATGGTAATCTCCGATGTCCTGGGCTCTTAGCGCCTGGAGGGTGTATTTATAAAAAAACTTAAATCGGAAATCGACCCATTCCGGCGTTGTAAAATAGCCGGGCCGGTCGATATCAAAAAAAATCTCGACCACGTGGTTCATCCGGTTATCCCCCAAATTAGCCCGGCGGCCTCCCTCTGTTTCATTAGCGCGTGGTCCTGGTCCCGGCGGATCCGGGCATCCCGGTGGGTTTGGTCTATCTCTGCCGGATTATTTGACGGATGTCGATGGTATAAAACCGCATAGGGATGAAGGTAAAATTTCCCTAGCGCCTGGGCGGCCCGGTGGACCTCCTGGCAGGCGAAATGGTAATAACCTTCAAAAAATAAATGTCGGTTAGGGTATCTCTCAAGGAATCGCTGGCCGACCAGGGCGACCCCCGCTGGGTTAAAGCTATTTCCTTTTTGGGTGAAACCGACGACCCCGTCCCAGGCTGGGAATCTCTCGCCCATCGCCTCTATCGCGTTTTTTATGGCTCCTGGGTGAAACAGGATGTCATCGGTTGCATATAAAACCGGGCCGGTGGTCCGCTCCAGGGCATAATTGCGACAATAAGTCGCCCCTTTATGCTCCGGGACTAGTAACTTTGTTGTCGTCTCCGGCAGGGCTTTATAAGTTTTTAGATCCCCGTCACAGACGATTAGGGGTTCGATCTGGTAGCTGTCGGCCTGGCTCGGAAGGCTGGCCAGGGTGTCCTCCAACTTTTTTAGCCGTCCCCGTGTTGCTATTAGGACCCATATAAAAGGCATCATCTCCTCCGCCTGGTCATCTGTTTTATCCTAGCCCGCACCAGGGCCGTCGTTATCCGCTCCGGATCCGGGTCCCCGCTGACTTGTCTCCTAAATTTCCGGCTGGCCTGGTGATGTTCTATAACTGCCGGGCCCCCGTTGTTCCTCATCAGGTCAAATATTTTGGTGTATTCCGGCGGTAGTTTAACGACCCGGTAGCCGGGGCGGCTGGCCAGGAGGTCCTGGAGGGTCCGTTGTTCTTTGTCTTTAAGGCGGCTCCCGTCGTATCCCCTCCAGGCCTGCAGGAGTCCAATCGCGGCGGTTGAAAATGGGATATATAGGGTTCCTGTCAGTAACTCTCGGTCCCGGAAATAGTGAACGGCCAGGTCTATATTGTCTCGCTTGGCTAGGCTTTCGAAGAGGGCCGGGTATTGCTTTATGACTGCATCGCTGTCAATCCAAACGATCGGTTTTTCAAACCTGGTCAGGGCGGCTAGCAAAAAGGCGGGTTTATAATGGATGTTTAGCTGCCAGGATCCCAGGCTCTTGATTCCCTCAAAAAAATAATCTAACTGAAAAGCTTGACAGCTGGCCCGTAGGTGATCGATTTCCTTCTCGTAGCCGGTGTTGACCGTGTAGTAGCTGACAATCAAAAAAGGCCGACCGTGCCCGTTATTCAATTCAGCCCCGAGGATCTCCGGCTGGCCTTCAGCGTTCATTCCTTGCCCCCGTGGCTGCGGCGGTCGATGTCCTCGTTGCGTAGCTCGACCCGGTAAATCTCCAAGCAGCGGGTGTCTTCAAGGGCCCGGAATTTATGCCAGACTCCGGGTTCAATCTCCGTCCGGTCTTCGGGGCCCAGGGTAGTCTTGTCCTCGATCCCGTCCTCCCGGAATATGGTTATCTCGAGGCGTCCCGAAATCACCAGGAAGTCGTTATATTTGGCTGCGTGTCGGTGTTCGCTGCAGAATCCCCCGGCCTTTATGTCCAGGATATGAATCGAAAAAAAAGGCGTTTCCAGAAGGGTTGCTGTTTCTCCCCATATTTTCCCTTGTGTGTCTTTCATAGGTTCACTCCTTCCTGAAATCCGCAGCGGATGCAGCGGGCCGCTTGCTTAAATCCCCTCCGCCTCATCCAGCACGGCGCTTTCTTTAAAAAGCGGGGAGACCCGCATTTCGGGCAAAGCCGGGGATCAAAATTAAGGCCCAGGCTCTTGGCTGCTCGCGCTATGGCTGGCAGGGCTGCCGTTAGGACCGGGCTCGGGTCCTCCGGACCCTGGCCCGGGCCCCGGCCCGGCTGATTCGGCGCGTAAAGCGCCCCCCTGGCCGGCCAGGATGCGGTCCGGGATGGCGGCTGGGGCCTCCGGCTCGGCAGCTGGCGCGTTGTTAGTCTGCCCATCGAGGGCCTCCTCTATGGTTTTAAATGGGAAACAGCGGAGCCCGCTGTCCGGGTTTAGGTTGTAGACCTGAATTCCCTTTTCGGCCAAAGGGCCCGCCATCATCTCGAATGGCTTTCTGAATCGGGATAACTGTTGGGCTGAAAGCTTGCCTTTATAAAGATTGTGAAAATGGTCCCTCCCGCCAGGTCCGTGTTTGAAATCATAGCCAAGAAGGTTGATCGGGTTTGCCTTTAGGCAGACGGCCATCATCAGGGCCCCGAATCCGCTATTGGCTCCGGTCCAGAATCCCTGTTCAAATTTAGTCGGGAGCCCTTTGTTCTGAAGAAGTCCGCGGACGTAATAAATCGGGGCCGGGTAGTCGTGGTTGTCTAGCTCCAGCCAGCAGCGGACGCCGTGGAATTCCTGAAATTTCCGGAGGGCTAATTCCCCGAATCCGTTGGTTCGGAGTTTTCTGTAAAAGCTATAATCCATCGAAAACATTAGGTCCGCGAAAGGCGCGACTAGATAGGCCACGTTCACGGCGATCGTCCGCTGGCCGCGGAGGCGCTCAAAATCAAAACCGCGGAGACTATCGCCGCCGCCGAGAAGAAAGGCCTGTTGTCCGGCCCAGGCCCCGTTCTGGAGGATGTCTGTAATTGGCCGCTTCTTTCCGCGTGGAAGAGCCCAGGCCCCTTCTCCGGTTATTGCGGCCAGGCGTTGCCGGATCCGAGCTTCCCGGTATGCTGGGCCGCGCATATCAATTCTTGTGAGTCGCCGCGGGATAATCGCCTTCCTCCCGTGCCTTTAGAAAATAGGGAGGGCCTTGCGGCCCCCCCCTCGTTCTGTGTGTCCCTTGTTCGGCCTGCTTCTGGTTATTGGCGTCCGCTGACAGCGCTCGGGATTGTGCCGTCGATGCACTCGATCTGATCGGTGTCTCCGATGCAGCCGCCGAATCTCATCCAGCCCGCCTGGGTGTCCGTGTAGCTCAGGATGTCGAAGTCCGAGAAAAGGGTCAGGTCCATCCGGTAACCTGCCTTGAGCTTGTATTTGGGGAGGGCGACGAATATGTCCGTCGCGCTGGTCAGCATCAGGCTCGTGATCTGCTGGAATTTGAAATCGATCAGCCGCTCGCTGCCGACGAAAGCCTGGAGGTTGACGGCTAGGGCTTGCCGGACCAGGCCGCGCATCTGGATCGGGGTGAGTATAACAAATGTCGCGTTGGCGATATCGCCATAGCCCTTGTTTTGGCAGTTCAGGGCGATCGTTTGGGCCGCCTGGTTCAGCGCCGCGGCCATCGCTCGGGCCGCCTCATCGCATCCGTCGCAGTTCTGATCAGCGAGGGAAATGCAGGCGCTCTTGGCGTTCTTGACCGCCTCGATCAAGGCATAGAAAACCGCGGCCCTGGCCGAATAGGCCTTGTTCCGAAATTGGATCGCGTTGTCCTCGATCGTCCACCAGTCCTTGTCGTCGAAAAGCTGGCGATGCCAGCCGAGGGCCCCGCCGTAGAAATCAAAATAGCAATGCTCTTTGTGCCCCGACATCGGGTAGACGTGGATCTTTTCGCCGGGGTCTTTCCGCTCGAAGGTAAGGCCGCTCTGGACGTCGTAGACCGTGAAACCGTCCCTCCCGCTCCCGCTGAAATCGCGGGCGTCAAAAATCTGCTCGTACCCGTTGTCGTAGGTCGTGAGGATGTGGAATTTTTCGATGATCGGGAGGATCGAGGCCGGGAAGTCTCCGGTAGTCGTGAATTCCTGAATCTTGGCGACCGCTTCCCGGATCTGCTTTCGGTCGCTCAAAAATTCCTGGCAGCTGGAGAGGGCTGCAGGCGGAAAAAGATCGGGCAATGCCAGGAAATACTGCAGGGCTCCCCGCAGCTGTTTCCTTTGCTCGGCGTCCCGGTCGTTGAATTTGTCCCAATCGAGATTGAAGATTCTGCTTTTCATCTTTGTCCTGCCTTTACTCGAGGAGGGTCGCCTTGTTGCCCAGGAGGTCGATGACCATCGAGTCGTCGCCGGCGGCTGCATCCTGGACCACGATGCCGATCCAATAGTAGCCGCTGGTGTAGCCCGTGCTGGCCACCGCTCCGTTCACCCCGCTCCAATAGACCTTTTGGCCTACTGCCGCGGCGTTGCCGTCCTTATAAACCAGCACCTTTTCGGCGTGGTAGATCAAGACGGCTTCGTCGCCCAGCTGATAGGGCGGGTCCTTCTCGCAGCCCTCAGCGTCTAGCTGGGGCCGCCCCTTGTGGACAATGCCGACCGTATCCTGAACGAGGACTAGATCCCCGTCTTCGTGGCCAGCGCTGTCCGTAACCGTGAATTTCAGCGACCGCCAATCTCCCATCGGGGCCGCTGTTCTCAATCGCTGTCCCATTTGGTTTCCTTTCTCCTATTGAATTTCTTTGGGGGTTTTACGGTCGACGAAGCAGCGGGTTTTGGGTCGGGTCCAGATATTTGTCTTCGACCTCGGCTTTATCCGCGGCGTGGGTATCGTCGGGCTCTCCGCCAGGGGTTTTGGTTTTATCCCCGCCCTTGTCTTTGTCCCCGCCGTTGCCTTCATCCTTAAGACCGAGCAGGTCGGTGATCTTTTTAAGATCGGCCAATTTGCCGTCGATGTGCTTCCCAAGCTCGGCCTCGACCGCATCAACTTTCTCCGTGCTGAATTTCTCCAGGTCACTCTTGATAAAGGCTTTTTGCTTGGCTGTCAATTTCCGCTCCCCGGCCAGCTTTTCGAAGGCTCCCGGGACCAGGATCTTGACATAAATTGTGTCCTTCTCTTTTAACTTCGCCTCAACGACTTTTAGCTTTTCGGCAGCTTCGGTCTTGGCCTTCTCGAGGTCCTCCTCTGCTTTTTTCCGTCCGCGGAATTCTCCAGCGACCCGTTCCGCTGTGTAGTCCTTTCCCCAGGCTAAGACCTGGGGGTCTTCCGTTAAAGTCCCCAAATCAAAAATGTCTGATGGCCTGACCCGTTTTTCCTTGACGTATTGGCGGACATCGTCAAGGCCAAATTCAAAGCCCATTTCTTGGCCTCCCTGTGACCTGCTTCCCTTGCGCTCCGCGAAGGCCTGTATTTGGGCCATCAGGGTAGCTCCGGCGAAGCCCGGTGTATTGATGGCGCTATTGCCCAGCGCGATCCCCGTTATCTCTGAAACGTCCGCGTCATAGATCCCGCCGCTTTCCTTTAGGCGGATTTCTGCTTCTATGGATGCGACGTCCAGCGGTAAATGGCGAAATTTCGGCTTTATATAGGCGATAGCAATCGCCGTCAGCCGGTCCCCTATGTTCTGCAGGGCCTTGCCTACGATCTCGCCGATCGGCATTCGGCCCTTGTGTTCATTCGTCGGCCCGTGGTTATGGAATACCTTTAGTCCGAAAAATAGCTTGTCGTGTAGCTTCTGAATGGCGCTGGCAAACCAGCGCTTTATGATGTTCCCTTCGCCCACGACCCGGCCTTCGCTTATGCCTTCGTGTCCGATGGCGTAAGCCCGGAAGAGCGGGTTTTTGTCCTCTTTTTTTATCCGGGCGTATTCGCTGGCCGGAATTAGGCTAAGGATGTCGGTGTCCGCCATCTCCTGGACGCGGGCAAGGAATTTCACTTCGCGTCCTCCCGCTGGGTCTTTTTAGGCCTTCCGGGCCCTGCCTTTGGATGGGCTGCGACCTGGGCGGGTGATTCGGCGCGTAAAGCCGTCCCCTCCGCCGCCATTATGGCCGTAGCAATGGCCCGTTCCTGGATCGGGCTGGGTCCCTGGGGGGCCATCTTATCACTAGGCCTAGCCAGGCTCCGGGTCATTATCCGGGTTATCCCTTTAGGCCTGGCGATCCCTCGAGGATAAAGCCGGGCGACGTCGCCCTTGGCCGCCTGGGGGTCCGGCTGGGCGTGGCTCAGGATGGGTTTCCAGGACTTGGCCTGGGGGGTTGCCGGCCTGGCCAGCCGGTGCGTGGTCAGCATTTTTGGGGCCATCTCAAATGTCCTCGAGGGGCTTCCCGTCGTCGTCGCAGGAGCCGCATCTGATCATCGGGTTGTTATCCGGGTCCAGCATTTCCTCCGCGGTGAATTCCTGGGCCTCTTTGGCCGCCTCGAACGTCCCGCCCTGGTGAGCCTTACAATGGGCCCTGGCCTGTTCAGCGGTCCAGCTGGCCTTCGGATAGCGGAAGGAGGCGACCTGGCTGTTCTCGTTTTCGTCGTAGCAGATCAGGGCGATGTAGGTTTTTCCCGTGGGTTCATAGCTACTTTCTTCGGTCGGCTTTTTTGTGTCCTTCGCGTCCTTCCGAAAACAGCGGGCCCATTTTTTTGAGGCTTTGCTGCAGGCGTGTTCGTTGGGGTAGGGCATCCGTTATCTCTGAGGGTTGTGTGAAGAGAGCGATTTCGGCCAGAGCTTTTTCTTTGGGGCCCTGGCCCGCTTGTCCGCGGCGGCCCGTCCAGCGATCGTCGCCCTGGCCGCGGCTAGGTCGGCGTTGGCCGTGGCTAGGTCGGCCCGGACGTCCCCGATCCGCTCTTTGGGCATTGCCTTTTTGCTGGCCTGGGAAGCCTTTGTTTTCTTGGGCTCGGTCTTGATCCCTTGCGCTTTTTTGGTTGCCATTTGTTCCTCCTGTTTTATCGGATGAGGTTTTGGCCCATCCTTATTTTGTAACCTCTTTTTTCTGGCTTGTCAAGAGGTCCGTTTCGTCGGTGTCGATTTCTTCATCCCCGCCTTCATCCTTATCCCCCAGCGGACTCTTGACCTCGAGGGCCTTTTTCCGCGCCATTTCCTCTTTTATGTTGACCCCGGGGATGCGGCTCAAAAGAAGCTCGTCGCTTATTTTCCCGCCCAGCGATAGCGGAATAAATATCTTTTCTACGATCGCCCAATTCTTTTCGCTGACAAACGGGATCTCAATATTGATCTTGGCCGGGTCTAGCTTCCCGCCTGCTTCGTCGCTGTATATGGCCATTGCTTTGGCGATTATCTCTTTATAGGCTCCGGTCCAGGCGGTCCGTTCTTTTAGAGTCGAAGAATAAATTAGCTCCATCAGGTTTTCGGCTGTGGCTCGGTTTGATAGCAAATCGGGGAAGCCCAGGAAATGGACCGGGGCTCCCGTCGCCCCGCTGATCACCTTGGCCAGGGCTTCGATTTCTTTCAATAAAGCGTCAACTCCCTGCATCGAGGGTTGGCCATATTGGAATTCGCCCGTTGTGCTGAATATCTTTTTTATTTTCCAATTGATTTTATCGAGGTCCGCCTGGGCTCCCTTGGCAACGTCCGGGTCCTCGAATTTCAGGATCGGAATCGGGCTGGCAAAGATACGGTTTATTTCTCGCAGATCCCGAAGCGCCTTGTCTAGGTTGTCGATCTGCGTGAGGCATTTCATTATCTTTGGGGCAGCCGAGTTCGGGCTATAAATCCGACCCCCGAATTTCTTATAGACAAAGTCCTTCGCCTCCAGGTTTTTTTTCTGGCCGTCCTTTTCCGTCCAGGTTGCCTTTATGTATTTCGAATAATCGTCCGGCTCCGTTTCGATCACATATCGTTTTAGTGTCCAGCTGACAAATCGGGCGCTCACCATTTTCGCGTCCGGCTCCCAGGCCAGCTTTATCAGGATTTTTCCCTCAAGCTCTGCTTCCTTTGCATACTCCTGGGCCATCTCCTCATCCAGGTCGTTATAGGACAGGAATTTTTTAGCAAAATCTAGCTCTTGGTTTCCCTCCCCTTCGACTACGTCGGAGACCTGGATTCCTTCTGCTATGATGAAAGCCGCCCGAATGTCGACTATGTTCCCGACCTGCAGGCCGCCCCAATCCGCCAGGCCGTTGTATTTCAAATCTAGCCCGGCGACCGCGGCTTCATAGGTTTTATATTCGTTGCCCCTGAATCTCTTTGTCTCCTCATCCATTGCCCCCGCCGTGATGATGTCCTTTGTCAGCTGGATCTGGACGACTTCCATTGCCGCGATCCGCCGCGCCTGGGCTTTGTTTCGTTCAACCAGGGCCCGGTTATCCGCTATCCGTTTTATGAAATCTGAAATAGCCATTTTCCCTCCGTCCTAGTAGACGTCCGATTTGGAGATCCCGATGTAATAGTTTTTGGCTCCCCTGCTTTTTAGGTGCGTATAGACGCCATAGCGGCCAGCATCCGGCCCGTGGTCCTCGTATTTGACCGGCTCATCGAGGACCTTTCCGGCCCTGTCAGCCCTCCATTTATGGTTTCTGAATTCACGGTTTAGGTTTATATTAGTCGGTAACGAAAGCCGCCTGAATCTTTTTAAAAAAAGTATGCCCGCCAGGACTGTGTTGTCTGCTTCTTTGATATTGAATCCGGCCCTGTGGATCTCCTCGATCCTGGCTGGTTCGCTGGGATCCGCGTAGATCGGGCGGTTCCTTTCGCCCGGCATTATGGCCGCCTCCATCCGTTTTATCAAATCGGCGTTGGTCAAAAATCGTTCGTGGATGACTTCCCGGAAGCCCACCGTCCATTCTTTTGCTCCTATTTCCAGCAGGGCCGTGGGGTTATTGAATCCAAAATCTAGACCGTAGAAAATGTCAGAGAAATGTGGTAACTCATCGACGATCTCAAGCGGCCCGTAGATCAGGTCCCGGATCGTCGCAAATTCACCCAGGCCGTAGATCGTCCAAAATGTTTCGTCCTGATTCTTTAGCTCCTCTAGCTCCCGGATGTACTCCTGGCCGAGGAAGGGGTTGTCTCGGTAGGTGCTTTTTATTAGGTCGTGGCTTTCGTTCTGCATCAGCTGTTGCCGGACCCAGCCTTGATCGTCGCTCGGGTTCAGCGTTATGAACATCTGATTCAGGTCCCCCGGCCCGACTGGCCCGCTTAGCCGGAGCTTTAAAATCCGATAATCTTCATAGGTGAATTCGTTTGCCTCCTCTTGGTGGATGTAGTTAAATTCCGTCGATTTTATTTTGTCCGGCTGATCGAAGCTGGCGAAAAGCCAATAGTTCCCAAGGGGCGGGTATTCCAAAGTGTGGCGGGTTTTATTATGGATGATCCGGTCGTATAGGCCCCGCTCAATCATCAGGTCGATGGCCTGCTTATAGGTTGTTATCGCCAAGGCCGGGAATGTCTTTCTTGTAGTAAGGACGGTCTTTTTTCTTTCGCTAAAAAATTTGCTGATAAAAAGCTGAATTATGCTGTAACTCTTGCTCGACCTGGCCCCGCCGATATTGACGACGGTCTGCTTCCGGGCCGCTTGGTTCCTATAAAAAACCGTTGTCGCCGGCCAGGTTATCCGCTCGACTTCGGGGCTCGAATTCATTTGGCCTTCTCCGCGGGCTTGCCATCCCCGCCGTTTCCCGGCTGGCCATTTCCCCCAGCCGGCGTTGGCGCTGGGATAATCTGGATCAGGATCGCCTTATCGCCGACCCCGCCCAGGGCGTGGTCCTGGACGTCCTTCATCCCCAGCCAATTTTTAGCCAGGAATATCTGCGTCGCCTGGGCCCCCTTTAGGGCCGCCGCCCTCATCGCTATTAGGAGCCAGCTTCTTTTTTCGCTTTCCCCCTTTTTTATGGCCGCGCGGAAGGTCGGTTTCCGCTCCGCCCAATATTGAACGGTCCTGGGCCCAATTCCCCAAATATACGCTATATCGGTTAGGCTTAATCCCAGGGTTGCCAGCTTTTCGCCCTCGACCAGGAATTCCTTTTTCCAGAGTGTAGGGCGTCCGATTTTATGTTGTTTTTTAGCTGGGGCGCTTGTTTTTCGAGCTTGGCCCGGCTTTAGCGATCCTGCTTTGGGGATGGATAGTGGTTTATTTTTTATAGCCATTGATCGGAGTCCTTCGGGTGTAGTCAAAAATCCAGGGCCGGGTCCGGGCGAGGGCCTCGAGGCCGCCTGCTTCGGTGACGGCCTGGATGGTATTTTCTAAGTTGGCTCCGTATTTCAGGGCCAGGGTTATGTAGCCGCCGCGCCAATCAACGACGAATTGTTTCCAGGCTTCGGGCCAGGTTTTCCGTAGGACTCGGAATCCGCTGTTGGTGTATTGGCTCCCGCCGCCGCAGAAAACGCAGCCGATCGTCGCCGCTCCCCGGGCCTTGGCTGGGTGTTCCTCGAGGCCATAGGCGGTTATATAGGCCCGGACATCAGCGTCGGTCCATCCGGTTATAGGGTTTACAATCCAGAGGCGGCTTTCGACCTGGAAGTGGACCGGGCCATCCTGATGAGCCCGAAGGCTGCGGATCAGGTCGTCCGTTGAGCCGCGCTGGCCGGTTATCTGCAGCGCACATCCGGCGTTTCTGGCCATCGCCCGGGCCGGCCGTATTTTCCGGGCTCGGCAGCATTCGCTTACGTTGATCTTGAATCCGGCGTCCTGGTTCAGCTGCATCCAGCGTCGGGCCGCCAGCTTCCCTAGAAAAGGCCAGCCTGTCTTTTGCCATTGCCCTAGCGGGGTTAATTCGTGTCGGGCGACTCGAAGATCGAGGCAGTATTTGTCGACAGCGGTCCTGAAAACAAAGGCCTCCGTGTCCGGGTATTCCATCCCGGTATCGACCCATATTACTACAGGCCGGAGCCCGGCCTTGTGCGCTAGGTCCAGGGCGACCAGGCTGTCGCTGCCTCCCGAAAAGGAAAGGCAGGCCCGGCGTCCGGCGTTGGCGTTAGATTTCGGGTTGAGGATCTCGAGGGCCGCTTCGATCTTTGTCGCCGGCAATTCGGCCCAGGCGTCCTGGCCGGCAGCCTCCGGGGCCTTGAATTCGACCTCCTCGAGGATATCCTCTGCCAGGTTTCTCATCCGGCCTCCGCCTCCCGGGGCTTCGGCTCGCGGCGTAAAGCGGCCCGCTTAGCTGGGGCCTGGCGCTCCCTGGTAGCCCGGATTTCCTCCTCTGTTTGCTTGCCCTGGGCCGCATATCGGCGAATCGAAACCTCGATATATTGCGGATCTAGCTCTATTCCCGCCGCCTTCCGGCCCTCCCGGTCCGCGGCGATTATCGTCGACCCGGACCCCAGGAATGGATCAAGGACCGTTTCGCCCGGCTTGGTGCTATTTCTTATGGCCCGTTGAATCAGGGCCAGAGGCTTCTGTGTCGGATGGGCCATCGTCTGGCCGCTCCGCTTCTGGATCTCCCAGACGTCGCATTCGTTGGTCAGGTCCCGGAAATAATGGCGGCCTTTGTTCCAGCCGTAAAGTATGGGCTGCCCGGCCTTGCGGCCCCGCTTGCCCCGGATGATCGTTTCGTGTTTGTGTTGATAATCAAGATAGCTATAGGTGGCCTGGTTCTTAATCCAGATTATCGGGGTTGAAAAAATCAGGCCGTTTTTCTTTATCGCGTAGACAAAAGTTGGGAAGCTCGAAAATCCCGAGCAAATGTAAAAAGCCCCGCCCGGCTTCAGATTGTCCCGGAAAAGACCGAATATTGTCTCTGAAAATTGAACGAATTTCTCGCCGGCTTGGGCATCGTTCAGAATCAAATCGAAGGCCTCCTTGCGTCCCTTGCGGGCTCCCTTCCCTATATACCCGACGTTGTAGAGAGGATCCGTAAATACCAAGTCCGCGGGCTTGCCCTCGAGGACCCGGCTGTAGGCCTCCCCATCCGTGGCATCGCCGCACAGGAGCCGGTGGTCCCCGAGTTTGAAAAGGTCCCCGGTCTTTATGTCAGTTTTTGCCTGGGGCCGCGGAATCGCGTCCTCCTCCGTCGCCTCAAATTGCGTCGGGCCGAAATGGTCAAGGACCTGATCGATCGGGATCTGGCGGCCCAGGTCTATTTTGTAAAGGTCCGTTTCGAAGGCATCTTTGTTTTGGAATATTAGCTCGGCCAGGGCCTGGTCATCGTATTCCCCGGCCCGGTCGTTATCGCTCAGGGCGAATTCAATTTTCTCGGCTTCCGTTTTCGGCGTGATAACAGAAAGGTCGACCTCTTTTGCCCCGATCTCTTTTAGGGCCCGCAGCCGCATATTCCCGCCCAGCACAATGAATCGCCCGTTTTCTTTATAGGCGATCATCGGCTTATAGACGCCGAGGCGCTGGATCTGTTTCTTTAGCCGATCGTAGTCCTTAGCCCGGATTGACCTCGGGTTTTTCTCCCAATTGTCGACCTGGCCGATCGGGACCCGCTTAATCTCCATTCGTGGGTAGTTTCCTCTCTATGGCTCGAAGGGCCATTATCTGTTCCCCGCCCAGGGCGACTAGCTTGTCTAAGGCGGCGGCCTGAGCCGGGAGCGCTTCGCATAGCTTCTCCAGGTTTTTGTCGATATTGTCCTGCTTCAGGTCGTGTTGAATCCACGGCCTGTGTTCAAGGCAGGGAACCCTGGGAATGTTTTTCCCGTTCCCGTTTCTACCCTTTAGCTTTACTGTCCAGCCGAGGACCTTGTCGATCAATATCACAGCGAATATCCCGCCCGCGGATAGCTCCAATATTCTTAGGCCTGCAGTTGTCGTCTGCTCTGTTAATTGTGGATCTATCATTTTTTCTGACTTAGCTCCTCTCGCAGTTTTTCAATTTCCTTTTGCTGGATCCGGCAAAGCCAGAGCGTCGCATAAAATCGGGCCGTGAAGGCCTTGGTCACGATGAAATATTGGCCGGCTGGATCGGCCCCTGGCTCCCAGGTCGTCGCTCCATCCCATATTTTCCCGACGATCCGGGCCTCCCCGACCAGGACCTGTTCCGGCGGTTTATAGGTTCTACAATTCGCCGAAAAACTCAGAAAACAAAGCGTTAAGAGTAGGGATGTCGCCCTCTGCCAGGGCTTTAATGAAAATCTTTTTTTTCTCATCGCGTTCCTTCTCCAAACGCTCGATTTCGTTTTTTAGTTTTTGTAAATCGTCGGGTTTCAACATCGGCAGCAGCTTCAAAATCAGCTGCAGAATTAGACTAAACTCTCCGGCTGCCATTAGGTCCCCGGCTGGAATGGGTCAACGAATTTTCGGCCCGCCGGCCCGCGGTAATTCATCGGCCTTATCTTGATAAAAGCGTTTTGGTTTATAGCGTCTTGGATTGTCCCGGTCCCGCTCCCCCCGCCACTCGCCCCCACGGCGTATGTCCCGTCAATGGCGATTTCCACGTGGACCGCTTTGTCGTCCTTAAGCCAAAAAATCAGGCAGCCGGGCTCCGGGTGCGGGACCTCGAAAAGGCGTTTAAAAAGTCGCCATAAGCCATCCGCGGTGTAGTCTATCCCGTGGGGCATATATCCCGCGGCCTGCAGGACTTCATTCACCAGGCCGGAACAATCAAAGCCCGCCAAGGGGTCGTCTCCGCCCCAGCGGTAGGGCGTCCCGATGAATCGCTGGGCGTATTCAACGGCCAGCTGGGCTGCTTTGAAGTCGCGTCTTGCCATTTTCTCCCTCCTCTCTGTTAACTCAAAAGGGCTATATTGTCAATAGTCCTTCGCTTGTGCCTGAAAGGTTGGTCTAACTTATTATGGCAGCGCTGGCAAAGGGCGATGAGGTTAATTCGGCGGTTGTCGCTCGGGTCCGCGTTTATATGATGGACGGTCAAAACGACCAGGGCCTTAGTTTTCCAATGGGCCTCGCCTTGCTCGGCTGAACATAACTCGCATCGCCATCCGGCCCGCTGCCTTATAAGGAATGATATCCGTTCCCAATTTTCCGGGTATAGATCCCGCTTCTCTTTTTTTATGGGCATCGGGTTATTCTCAAAAGTGAATCATTAGGCGGGGGGGGGTCTTTTTCATAATAGACATTTTGGTCGTCTTGAATCTGGATCCAGCGTCCTTTCTGTTGTTCGTGTGGTTGCTCTATTAATGGCCAGGCGGATGGGCCAGGTTTTGATCTAATTCCAAAATAATGAGCGGAGTGTTGCCTTTTAGGCGTTTTGATTTTTGGGGAAAACCGACCGCAGCGCCGGACTTCGATCGTTGCTTCCTCTATCTCAGCATATTCAAAAAGACGGGAGTGATCGGCTAGGTTCGTGCCGTATTTTGGGCATTTGTTCTTAACCCAGCAAATCTGGCAAACGCGGGGCACTTGGTCGGGGGGCTCTTTTGATTCCATATTTAGGCTCAGGTCGGACGTCGGGCGTAAGCTGCGTCTTATCCGTTGCCCCGGCCAGGAATTCGGCCAATGCCCATCAGGCCCGCTGGGGCTATTCGCCCCCCGGATCCCGGTGGCCTCATCCCCGCGGCCCTGGCCGCCTCCGCGTCTGCCTTGGCTTTATCCAGCCTGGCGGTTAGATCCGCGTCGCTGATCCGCTGAATGAAGGCGACCCGACTCCAAAATATCACAATCCGCTGGCCGCTCCCGAAAGTTGTCCCCACGTGAAAAGGCTCGCCGGTCATCAGGTTTTGTCGGATCTTGACGTCGTTAAATTGCCGAGCTTCGCCTGGAGTTTTAAATCCGTCCTCCGGGTATTCCTCCTGGACCAAAGGTTCTTTTATGTAGATCTCCATCGCCGGTTCGGTCAAAACTACAATGTAAGCCATTTCAGTTTTCCTTTCTTTTGGAGTTGGGCGGGGGCCCGGGCGAGCACCTGGAAACTCGATTTTCCCTTGGGTGAGAATGAAGAGCCTCCGCCAGGCGGCCTTCGGACGTTAGCCGGGCGACCTGGTTGTTTCTAGAGCGATCTCGCTCCGGGCCCCCTTCCGTTTTAGCTAGTAGGCTTTCGAACGAATTTATAAAATCCGTTGGCGATCAAAAAGACCAGAACGGTGTAGATCAAAAAAGCTCCGATCTCGAATCCCGTCCCGGTCGCTAAATAAAAAGCCGTTGATGCGGCTGAAACCACGGCGCTTATGGCGTAGCTCAGGAATCCCGCGGCGTGTAAAAGCCGCTTGATCATTTCGGTTAGGGCCGTCACAGAAAAGCCCATAATTCCTGTCGCCAAGATCGCGTCTGCGATCGCCGTGTCAATCTCTTTGGGCACGGCGGCTGGATCCTGCATCGCCAGCAGGCAGATCGCAGCTCCAAAGAGAAAGGCGCAAAAAAGAAAAAGTTTGCGGGTCATTTTGACCTCCTCTTTTTATTTCGGCTATATAAGCCGATCATCATCGTTGTTCCCTAGTCCTGTTATGACGGTCCATAAAAAGTAGATGATTAATATAATCCACAGGGCCGCAAGCCCTGTCAAGCCAATTTTTAAAACCTCTAGAATAAAGCTCATTCTGTGGCCTCCTTTTATTGACCGTGGCTCGCCTCGCCTTGCCTCTCGAGGCCTCGCCCAGCCCAACCGTGCCGGGCCTCGCCATTCCCTGCCATACCTGGCCCGGCCCCGCCAGGCCCCGCCCTGCTTTTTTATTAGTGCTGATCCTTGCCTTGCATCGCCTTACCTTACCAAGCCAGACACGACCTAGCCAGCCCTCGCCCGACCTCGCCCGGCCAACATATTTATTTCCATTCCGTGACGATGAATCTCCCGAAGGGTCCTTTTTTCTCCGGCCTGAAATCCAAAAGCCCGACCCGGCTGCCAGCATCATCTACGATTTGCCGGACTTGCTTCTCGGTCAAGAGGCTTTCGTCGTATTCGATCTCGAATCGGATTTCCCAAGCGTCCAGTCTGGGCCGGTGTCTTATTACTCGGCCCCGCGTTGCCGGCACAACGACCGGACGGCTATCAACCGCGAAGGTTTTTGTCCCCAGGCTTATCCGCTCCGGGAAAATAAAGATTGAGGCCGCGGTCTGCTTTTGAAGACTAGCCCGGCCTTTCCCCTTCGAATAAACCGCAGCTGCTATTAGGGCCCGTTGTAGGGCGACCGCGGGAATGTAAAGATCCCCGGTTTCCGGGTCCCGGTAGGACGCGATCTCGGCCTGTTCTTCCGGTGTCCTCTTTTCGATCGGTGGGTTCTCGATCGGGTTCATCGGGAAAGAGTGCATTAATAAGGCGCTCAATCCCTTAATCCTGCACGTCAGTTTTTTCATTTGCCTTCCTCCTGTTTTAAAAATTTATATTAGCCAGAGTCCCTGGCTTCGCTGGCGGTAATCCTTAAGGTAGACCCGCTGCCTTTCTTCGTTTATCCAGGCCCGAATTATTTTCAACAGGCGAATTTCCCAAGGTCCGAAAATCCAATATTTAAAGATTTCCCTTTGTCCGTATTCTGGCCAGCTTCCCCGCTCAATTTTCCAGGCCCCCCATCTGAATAAAATTTGGAATCGTCCAATATTCATCTATTCCCTCCAGCCCTCGAAGGCCGGGGGCAGGTCGGTCAGCTTAATAAAATAATCCCTCGGGATCTCAATAACGGCCTGGCGGTCATCCTTGATGCCGAGGGGCTTAGCCGTCCGCTCGCACATCTCGATCGTCCAATCCGACCGCCTCCATTCCCAATTGGCGAGATAAACGACCCGGTCAGGGTATTTCAAAATGTAGTAAGCCGGCAGGCCGATCCTGGCCGCGTAGAGCATCATCGTTAAAAATTTCTTGCAGTTCAGCCATTCCTTGTCGTATGCCCCAAAACCCCAATAGCGGGATTTGTATTCGACCAGGGCTTTCCGCCTTTCGTCCTTATAGGCAACCCGGTCAAAAGGTGCGAACGGGTCCAGGGGCTTCATCTGCCATCCCCAAATAAAATAAAGCAGACGGTCAAGATAAACTTCTTCCGGTCCCGCGGCTTTTATGTCCGCATCCTTTTTTGCCTGGCCGGTCAAAAGTAGGTTATCTCGATTTCTGTCCAAGGCGGCTCTCCCGTGGTCAACTGTTGATCGATCTCAATTTCGGTCCAGCGCGGGCTTTCGCTGTGGATTAGGTTTAGCTTCCGCAGGGCGCTCACGATCGGCGTCGCCCCGATCCGGCTGTTCTGTGTGGTGTATTTCCGGGCTCGGTGTATGGTGATCTTTACCTTTGCCCGCCTCTCTGGCCTTTTGCTTGGGGCTGCGCTTTTAAGGGTTTCCCGAATCGCCCACATCGTCATCCAGACCGCCGTTGTATGGGCGCTCGGGTGGGCTCTTTTTAGTCGAGTCCCGAGCGGGGGCTCGAATGGCAGAATAAATTTCAAATCTGGCGTCATTTCGGGCCCCTATTGACTAGGGTCTGCTTTACAAAAAATCGAATCCCCGGCAGGGGGGTCGGGTCATTGAGGAATCCGTGAAGATAGGTGTCGATTTTTTTGGGATCCGGGCTGCAGAATTCCCGCGGGACCAACCCTGGTTCCCGGATTTCAAATTCCCAGGTTGCCCGAATATGCAGGCCTTCGGCTTTCGCTTTTGGTGGGAGGAACGGCGTTTGAATCTTGATTTCGGCTTCGGCAGCCTTATCTAATATTGCGTTAGCTTCGAGACGCTTCCCCTCCTGATCGGCCTGGACAGCCTTGGCCACAGCTTCATCCTGGATCCGCTTCCGGTCCGCTTCGGCGCGTAAACGCGCTGTCTCCGCTTCCGCTCGCTTTCGGGCCTCTTCCATAAGGTAGACCGTAATTTTGCCCCGGATGATTTCGCTGGCCTTCTCATAGGGCGTCAAATAATGCTTTTCTCTGGTTAACGCCGCTTTCCAGGTTCTGTAAGCTGCCTCAACTATCGGCCTGAAAGCCGATTGAATCTCCGTTATGATGGCCTTCACGTGGTTCGAGAATTCTCGGGCCCGGTCCAGGCTCGGTTGGTCCGTGACCTCTGTTTTCTCGGCTTCCTCAAAAATCGTCGGGATTTGGGCCTCGAATTTAGCGAGGCCGGTTTCAGTTTCGCTCATTCTTTTTCCTCCTGTCGTTTATTCCAAGACTCCGCTGCCTTTTTAAATGTGTCTCCCCAGGGTCCCAGGGCCCCGCATTTTTGGCATTCCACGGCCGTCCTCTCGCCATAGTCACCCTCTCCTCCGCCGATTGGGCCGACGATCAATTCTGCGACGACCAGATCCTTTATCTCTCCGCAGAACGGGCAGCCTTTTCTTTCTGTCATTTTTTTTGCCGTCGGCTCGCTCATTTTCCCTCCTGTTTTTCGTGCCAGGTCCGGCTGAATTCGGCCATATCGCCTTTTATTTCTTCCTCGAGACGATCTATGGTTGCTTGATCTCCGGCTTCCCTGGCCTTTTCTAATTCCGGTTTTAATGCCTCGATTATTTCCTCGAATTTCTTTTTTCTGGCCTCTTTGTATTTTTGGTCTTGGGGCTTTTCCGGCTCCCTGTTTCTCCCGACCTCCAGGGGGGCCCTGTCCTTGGCTTCCATCTCCGCCTCTATTCGCCACCAGTTCCTTAGCTGCAGCGTTAGGTTTCCCCGAAGGGTAGCCGGTTTGTCCCTCCACCAGGCCGTTTTCTTTTTGAAAGCCTCGACCGGGTCCTTTAGTTTGAATTCGTCCTGCAAGGCTCTTATGGCCGGGAGGATCCTGGTTTCGACAAAGCCTGGGGGGAGGACCTCAAGGGCGGCTGCCTTTATCTGCTTTTCTTGATCCTCTGAAATTGAGCTTGTTTCCCCCGGACCCCCTTCTTCAAGAGAAGAGGATAGAATATTATATGATATTATAGGGCGATCCTCTTTTCGGACCGGCGTGTCCGAATTTCGGACATCAGCTTCTTCTTCATCTGTTTCTGCTTCTGCCTCTAGCTTTCTTTGCGCAATTCTCCGGTGGTGTCTGTCTGTGAAATTGTATTCTTCCCAATTTGTAACGTACAGGGTCCCATCCGGCTGTCTGGTCAATTTTCCGGTTTCTAGGCATCGTTGAATTGTCGCCTCGAGGAGTTCCTGGGGAAGAATTAGCATCCCGGCTAGCTGGGATGGCGG